TTTCTGAGCTGCCTGGGCGGCAGCGCACCGGTTCTAACTTCGATGTACGGAGGGCTTGATTTTCTGAGCTGCCTGGGCGGCAGCGCACGTCTATTGCTAATACCTGCCCCCCGTCAGTTATGGCGAGCCCCTTGCTAATGTTGATAGCCTCTATGTCCATCAAGCCCTCCGTACATCGAAGTTAGAACCGCCGCCTACGGGTAGGAAACGCCTTAGCAGGTCGTGGACAAACCTAAGTTGCCCCGTGCGGGCGGTATAGCCGTCCATGTACTCGGTTTCTGACTCAACGCTGTCAGCTTTAACGCGCTTGCGACTAACGGTGGGCTCGCTGTCAGCATAAAGGCCGTTGATAGACGCCTCTTTCGCCAGATATGCGCCCGCCAATACAACGTCCGCGTCAACCGGGTCATTCGTCGCCACGCCTTTGGCAGATAGCCAGGCGTTTGCTTGCAGAACAGCGAGATCAGCATCGCCAGTGCCGAACCAGCTAACGCCTAAAACATCGGTAACGTCGGCTACAGTAATGTAGATGTTCATTCGCTGTCCTTTGAAATAAGAGGGCGCCCGTGGACGCCCTGAGTGTTACTTGTCGCTGCTCTTGGCCTTGGTGCCGCCGCCATTCTTGCGCGCGGCATCTTGGGTCGCGTCAGTGCGCACGCTATCTACGCCGCCAGTCTCGCCAACCGTTTTGTCACCGACGGTCACTTGGCCGCCTTCGGAGCCAAAGCCCCAGCGCGCTTTTGCATTGGGGTCAATGTAGTTATCTTTTGCAGTAGCCATAGATGAATCCTCTAGGTAGCTACTAGCCCCGCAGGGCTAGCAGTTGATTACGCCGCTACGTTTGAAGTTACAAATGCCATTGGCACCTGCTTGCGGTCGAATTTGCGCGTCCAATTCGTGGCTAGCGCGAGGTCAGACCAGTTAGCAGAAATAGGCCGCGTAGTCGTCGGAGTGCCGGTGATAGTAGTGCCCTCAAACGTAAAGCCCAGCGGATGAATAACGAAATTCCGGCGTGTCCATAGCGTTTCTGCACCGCCGCCATTGCCGCGGTCGGGCGAGCGCTCGTAGTCAAGGCCGTCCTCACCAGCGGGTTGCTCCTCGGCATAACCGATAGCGCCGGGGCCAAATATGATCGAGAGATATTTGTCGGGCGCTGGGTCAACACCGGCAATTAGCGGCATACCGTCATCAACAACCACACGCATACCCTGGTAGCGCCCAAATTCCGGCACTTGGTCGGCAATCGGCGTGTAGTCGATCAGATTGAGAATCTGCAACTCGGTATGCACAGCGGAATGCATTGCGATGACGTTCATGCCGCCCATTTGGCCGGAATAATCGCCCATGGTGCCGCGCGCACGAATGATAGAAGCCGCAGTAATTGTGCCGCCCGCGTCGACTACCATGTCGCCGCCGTTCGCGTCTACGTTGTCGTTATAGATACCTACGGCGGTAGCGATGGTGCGGCGCTGCGCCACGCGCTGCCAGTAGCTCATCAGGCGTCGACCCACAAACTCTAGCGGATCTTGCTTAGTGATGTTTTTCACTAGGTTCATCGCCGCCCAGCCTTCGTTCAGGTACGCGGCTCGCGCAGACATATCGGCAGATGACACAGACAGCGGCACAGCGATATCAGTGTAAACATCGTTCGAGTAGTTAGACTCAATAGATGCGTCGAGGTCTACCCACCACGGGATAGTAAACGTGTTCGACGGCCCGGCGAGCAGGGTAGACATATCGCTGTTGCTAGTCAGAATTCCAGACTGAAAAAACGCTGTTCGCTCAGTGCTGTTAACGTCGATGTAATCACGCAGTTCGTCGCGAAATACAACATCAGATAAAATAGTAGGCATGGTTGTTCCTTAATTAATCGCATCATGCGCGGCTTTTAGGCGCTGATGTTCGGCAGGGTTATTCCGGCGAAGCTCTACGCGCTCCATCCCGGACATCTTGTCAAACTGCTTTGTGACGGCCCCGCCGCCTTGCGAGCCTGGGGCACCGCCCCCGGACGCCTTGCTACCGTCCACTAGGAACGGATACTGCTCTGATAGATACACGCCCAACCGCTTGGCATCCCATGCCTCGCCATCCGGGCCGTTGATCTTTACACCGTCAGGCGTGTGAGCAATAAACTGCATCGCCTCTTTGCGCAGCAGGCTGTAGCGCTGCACGCCGCCGGTCGCGTCTTTGTCAATGAGGCCGGCCACCACGCCCTCAGCAGTCATGTTCCGCTCACCATTGGCTACCTTGTCGCGCAGCTCGGACAGCTCTTTATCACGAGTGTCGGCACGTTCGCGCTCGGTACGGGCTAGCTGTTCCCACTCCTGTTGCTGCTCTAGTCGCTCGCGCTCTGCCTGTTCTTTTTCAGTCTCAAGCTCTTGTGAGCGCTTCTTAGCGGCAGCGCGTTCTTCGCGTTCTTTGCGCAGGGCCTCTTTTAGTTCTTTGCCGTCGTCGATGCCGTCGACTTCCAGCTGGTAGCCGTCGCCATCTTCTGCGTAAAGCGCCTGCTGTGATTCCTCAAGCGCCTCGAATTCGTCTTTGGTAATTTTAAACTTCAGTGCCATGTCACAAGCCCCGCTTGTTGGTTCAGCCTGCCCCGCAGGCATAAAAAAGCCCAGCTCGGTGGCTGGGCTCGTGGTGATGTGGTGCACATTACTGCATAGTCAGGTCGTAGCGTGCAGCTAGGGCGTCAAGACTCAGCGTGCGGCCCATATCGTCAACAAACTGATTGATCTTGATCTTGCCGGATCTAAATAGCTTGGCTCGGGCAGGGCCGAGCACATCATCCTGGAACTCTTTGCTTTGGTTGCTCAAGAATCCGCCGTACGTAAGCTGGTTCGACACCGGCCCATCCATCGACGCACGCTGGCCAACGGTGCTGATTCGGTACTCGTCTTTGATAATGGGCCGCATCAAACTCCTACACCCAAAATGGGCTGGCGGTCGTGGGCCGCTATTGAGGGCGTACACCTGCCCGTCGCGCGACTGACATACAGCGGAGGTGCGGCCGTCGAGTGTAGACGTCCATTTCTCGCCGTCCAGAACGTCCGCGTTGGCCGTGTAGGCTTCGTTGCGTGCAGCGCCCCCGATGCCATTGACAGCCGTCCTAATGACAGTCTCGGCCTGTCTGCGACTGCGCGTAGTGACTAATTCAGCAACGCCACGCGCCATCTGCTGCTGAGTTTTGCCCTCAATCACCCCGGCGCGCACCGCCTTCAATGCATCGCTGCCCATCGCCTCACTGAATTCCTGGAACATCTGCGGAATAGTGATGCGCTTAACGGTATCGCCTGAGACTAACGTGAGCTGCCGGCGAGTAGTAATGGCTGCAACCAGGTCGGCGTTAATACCCTCAGCTAGGTCGACGTTCACCGCTGCACCCAGCAGGCGTTGGGCAAACGTGACCTCTTGCGTTGCAATATCGTCTAGTTGAAGGCGTTGCTGAATACCTGCGACGCCCTCAGTGACGATCAGCTGTATATCACGCTCCAAAGTGGCCATTCGGCCCATGCCGAACTCTGTGGCCTCGCCTGACGCTATGCGCGCACGGAGATCCCTGGCGAGCTGACGCAGCACCGGCAATGCGCGCTTGATCTGCCCGCCGGATAGCCGCTGAAGCATGACCTGGCGCCGGGTCAGTCGTTCGAGCAACTTCATTTCAGCAGTCATCAGAATGCTCCGATAGTGCTGCCAGCCGCCTGAGCATCTGAGCGCACTTCTTCATCGGTGCGCCCGGGGTCGATTAGACCACGCTTGCGCGCCCAGTCGAAAAAGTCAGTATCCGCAACAAGGCCACGGTCAACGCCCTGGATCATCGCCATAATCATCTGCGGGTTGGCTTCCTCAGCGTAGAACTCCTGGGAAAGCTTGAACACTGGCTCGCCGTTGCCGCCCATGAATTCTAGGCACCACGTTAGGCATTCCCGAATGGCATCTGATACGTAGTGCGCCACCGTTGATAAGTTTGCAGTCTCGGCGCCCGATCTGGCACGCACTGCCTCTGCCGTTTCGTTCTGCCCGCCGCCGGTCAACAGCCTCGCGCCGATAGCGAGCATTTGAACCTCAGCGTCCTGCATATCCTGACGACTCATATCGTTGGGCTGTGACTGCACCATGGACAAACTGCCACCCTTGGTCTGCACGCCGCGCCGGGCACCAACCTGAATGCCCGTAGGGTTAAGCTCACTCCAATCGG